GTTGTTGAAAAGATAGCAAACAGTGAACTACGTTTTAAATGAGAAAGGCGAGTTTAGAATGGATTGGAAACTGAGTATGATCTTTAAACAACTCAGATGAGTAGTACCTGATGTAGTACTATTCTGATTGAAACTTTCAGCATTAGTATCTAGATGATGATCTACTGAAAGGGGGAACTGCTTAATGGAGCAGGCGAACAAAAGTCTGATTTCACGCATCGAGGGTTTGTCAGAGCCTCAACAAAAAGAGCGACTGCTAGCATATTGTAAGCGGTTAGCTTCTGACAAGGAGCGTCTCATTTTTGATGCTATCCTAAAAGAGAACGCCATTAAATTGGTCAGACCTGAAAAACTTCACTGGTTTAAGAAGGTACTTAAGCATTATAAGGATATCGAGTATACTCGAGGCAATTATTGTGCTGAACACATGTGGCGCGCTCTAGGGAACTTTTCAAAGCCAAAGGAACAATGGAAGAAACCGTTCACTTGGTCTAAGTCATGCGAATATGCAGTTAAAGTAGTTTCAGAGGAATTTGCAAACTACAAGCTATCGATGTTGAACTATAAGGATGACCAATCGATAGACGAGGTCCTTCCTCGTAAATCCACCTCTGCAGGTTTCCTTTCGTTGGAAACTGGATTCAGGTCCAAAGGTGAGAACATGAAGGATATTTTCAATATTCACAAGGAAGCTGAGGAAAGGGCGGTTAGAGAAGGCAACTTCAATATACCAATCTTGATTGCTTCAAGGAATGATGCTGACAGCGCTACAGATGGGAACGGTGATTGGTATCGCAAACCACCAAACTTCAAGGACAGATTATTCAAAGTAAAAACACGTTTAGTATCAATGGTGGATATGCGAGTTATTATCACTGAACTTCGCTTTGCAAAACCCATTCAGGACCTAATGTCCACAATGAAATGGTATGCGGGCGGCAAAGATTTTCGCAAACACATTCGTCCTGCAATACGAGAGTTTAGACGTTACAGAACAGACTGGTGTTCAGTGGATTATTCTGCTTTTGATCAAAGCATCCCTGGATGGTTAATCCGTTTGGCTTTTTCTGTAATAAAACCAGCTTTCAAGCACGACAGCAACTTCAGGGAAGATCTTTGGAATGTGGTCGTTGAATCGTTTATTCACAAAGCATTCGTAGCTCCTGACGGGTCACTAGTTTTATCTCACAACGGGGTTCCATCTGGCTCGATGTTCACCCAAATTATCGATTCGGTCGTTAATAGAATAATGGTACTTTCTTACTTACACGCAAAAGGGTACCGTAATACGCACATGATGATAATGGGCGATGATAATATTCTGTTTACTACACGACCTATTGATTTGCAAGACATGGGTAGTTACTTAGAGCATAATTATGGAATAGTTGTAAATGCGAGCAAAAGTTCTTCTGGCTCGACCAATCAACACCCCACATTTCTTTCTAGGGAGTGGAGACTTTCTGGAGAGTGGCGTTCCGGACTCGATCTTGTATCTCATATGTTTTATCCTGAGAGGTATAGGTTTTATGAGAACTTTGATGATTGGAAGGCTTGTTTCAGTTCTTATTATCGAGAGTTCGAAGTGGGAATGGATGCCTTATTTGTGCGTGAGAAGATTCTGGAAGAAGTGAAACCTTACGCGGCAGCGACTATTGAGAAGGGGAAAGAGTACGGCTCAGGTTCGGCTGTATATCAACGGTTATACACTAAAACTCTTAGCATTATAGGATGACGGCATAGTTATCAGTTTTGCTAAACTAGTTGGAATATCTGCTTGCGAGCAGAGGCAGACTTAAAGTGGAGATCAACTCCCC